GGATATCTACCGTAGATAAAACAGAATAATAATTACAAAAATTAAACTGTATAAATATAGTAAAGAGGTATTTTAAATGGCAAAACCAAACAGTAGAGCAACTTTAATTGATTACTGCCTTAGAAATCTAGGGGCCCCAGTAATTGAAATTAATGTTGACGACGATCAGCTAGATGATAGAATAGACGAAGCTCTACAATTCTATCAGCACTATCATGCGGATGCCATTGAAAAAGTATTCTTAAAACACGAGGTTACACAGGGCGACATCAATAATGGCTATATTCCAATTCCGGATTTAGTAACTGACGTCATTAGAGTTTTGCCTATTAGAGATCAAAGCGGAAGCAGTAGCTTATTTGATATTAAATATCAAATGCATCTAAACGATATGTTTAGTCTTGGATACATGGGTAATCTATTAGAGTACGCTATGACTAAAGAATATCTTTCCACCTTGGACCTTATTATTGATTCAGACGAAAAGTTCACTTCATTTGATCGACATAGAGATCGCTTAAGAATTGAAATGGATTGGGAAGAAGAAGTAAATGTAGGCGACTTCCTAGTTGTAGAAGGATATAGAATTATTGATCCTACTACATTTACTGATGTTTATAACGACTACTACTTAAAAAAATACGCTACAGCACTTATCAAAAAGCAATGGGGCGCCAATCTACTAAAATTTGAAGGAATGCAAATGCCTGGCGGGGTTACTTTTAACGGGCGCCAATTGTTTGATGATGCCTTACAAGAATTAGAAAAATTAGAAGAAGAAGTTAGACTAAACTGGGAGCAACCAGTAGACTTCTATATAGGATAATTAATGCCTAGAAACGTATACTTTTCTCAAGCCGTTAGGTCGGAACAGCACCTATACGAAGATCTGGTAATTGAATCGCTAAAAATCTTTGGACAAGATGTATACTATGTGCCTCGCAATCTTGTTAATAGGGATAATATATTAGGCGAAGATGTAGCATCTAACTTTGACGATGCTTATTTATTAGAAGCATATATCGAAAATGTTGATGGCTTTGAAGGAGCTGGTGATTTATATCAAAAGTTTGGTCTTGAGATAAGAGACGAAGCTTCATTTGTAATATCTCGTAGATCTTGGAATACTATGATTGGCTCATACGAAGCTATTAATAAACCAAGAGAAGGTGATCTACTATTCCTACCGATGACTAACTCATTTTTTGAGATTACATTTGTAGAAGCAGATAAACCATTCTATCAATTATCTAACTTACCAGTTTATAAACTAACATGCGCTCTCTTTGAATATAATGATGAGACATTCGATACTGGACTGCATGAGATTGATGGTACTATGGGTGCCGAAACTTATCAGCTAGGAATGAGAATAACCTCAAGCGGTGGATTCCCAGTAAACGAAGAAAGATTAACGCAAACTTTGGTAGATGCTGTCGGTGATACACCAGCTGTACAGATATCTGGTAAGGTGGAAACAATCACGGAAGAATCTGAACCAAATACTGCAGTAATAAGCTTATCTGATATTGGCGTTACTGGAGCTACTGAATATAGACAATTTGTGGTATCTAATAGCAAAGGCCTAGTTGGCTCGGTGTCTGGTACAACATCGTATATTACAAAAATATTCGATGTTGGTGATGATGATACTGATAACTTTATGCCGACCGATGGTAATGCTCAAAACGTAGCATTTGAAACATTTACTGACAATTTCTTAGACTTTACGGAAACCAATCCATTTGGTGATCCCTCGGAGAACTTCTAATGTTTGGTGGACATTTTTATCATGCAACCATGCGTAAATCAGTGGCCGTTTTCGGTACACTGTTTAATAACATGAATATTGTACGAAAGTCAAATACTGCGGTATTGAGCCAAGTAAAGGTTCCACTATCTTATGGACCTAAGCAAAAATTCTTGTCTAGGCTAGATCAAGAACATGGTAGGAATCAACCTGTGGCATTAAAGCTTCCTCGAATGGCATTTGAGATTACTAGCCTTTCGGTTGATACTGCACAAAAGACTAGTAAGCTGAATAAAATTGTAGAAAATCATGGCAGTGATGTTACTAAAAAGAAAACTATATCGCATTACACTTCCTATGATATTGGAATGTCATTGTACATATTGGCCAAAAACCAAGACGATGGATTGCAGATAGTAGAACAAATACTTCCTTATTTTCAACCAGACTACACAGTATCAATTAAGCCAGTAGAAGGATTTGATTTTAAGCAAGATGTTCCGATCATCTTAAATGGAGTCAATATTCAAGATGATTATGAAGGTGATTACCAATCGCGTAGAGTATTAATATACCAATTAGACTTTACGATGAAGATGAAGTTTTATGGGCCGACGAATGACAAGTCTATAATTAGATCAGTGGACTTAGACACAGTCGACTTAGATTCATTCTCAGAGAATGCTCCTAATACATCGGCTTTGCAAGAAGTTGACATGGGAGTAGGAAATACAGACACACCAGATGACTTTACAGTTACTAAGACAATAGATGATGAACCTGGCTTTTAAATATGGACAAATTAGATAAGATGAGAAGCTCACTGGAGAAGAATCTTCCAGTTAAACCAGAAGCTTCTAAAGTGATTGAAGAAAAAGACATAAAAGATGATTATGAATTTTCTCGTGAAACTTACAGAGACTTAATAAGAACTGGAACTCACTCTCTCGATTCACTTGCAGAACTTGCGAGAGAATCAGAACACCCCCGCGCATTTGAAGTTTTATCTAAATCCATAAAAGATATTGCTGATACTACAGAAAAACTAATGGCCCTACAGAAAGCTAAAAAGGATCTTTCCAAAGACGATAAGCAAGACGAAGCCAAACGTGTGACGAATAATAATGTATTTGTAGGTTCTACTACGGACTTGCAAAGAATGTTGATGGATAAAGATAAAATTATAGATGCAGAAGATTAAGAATAATGAGTTTGGTTATCTAGGAAATCCCTCGGTAAAGAGAGATGGAGTAGAAACTGAATTTACAAAACCTGAAGTTTTAGAATACGCCAAATGCATGCAAGATCCTGCATATTTTGCGCGGACATATCTTAAGGTGATATCGCTTGATAGTGGATTAGTTCCGTTTGATTTATATCCATACCAAGAAAATATGTTTAATCATTTCAATGATAATAGATTCTCTATCGTACTAGCATGTCGCCAATCTGGTAAATCTATTTCATCTGTAGCGTATTTACTCTGGTATGCTTGTTTCCACCCTGAAAAGACCATTGCAATCTTAGCAAACAAAGGTGCTACAGCAAGAGAAATGCTAGCCCGTGTAACACTCATGTTAGAAAACCTACCATTCTTTTTACAACCTGGCTGTAAGGCATTAAATAAAGGGTCAATTGAGTTTAGTAACAATTCAAAGATTATTGCAGCAGCTACGTCAGGTAGTTCTATTCGTGGTTTATCAATTAACTTACTATTTCTCGATGAGTTTGCATTCATTGAGAATGATGCGCAGTTTTATACATCGACATACCCAGTAGTATCTTCCGGTAAAAAAACAAAAATTATTATTACCTCCACGGCTAACGGAATTGGTAACGTATACCATAAATTGTGGGAAGGTGCAAGTCAAGGCACAAACGAATTTAAGCCATTCAGAGTAGATTGGTGGGACGTTCCAGGACGCGATGATAAATGGAAAGAACAAACCATTGCTAATACTTCTGCCTTACAGTTTGATCAGGAGTTTGGTAATACCTTCCATGGTCGCGGCAATACGCTCATTGATGCTAATCATTTATTAGCACAGCAAGCAGTAGATCCAAAATATCATAGGGAAAATATCTCCATCTACAAGGAGCCACAGGAAGGCCACGAATATGTTATGCTAGTTGATGTTGCTAAGGGTAGAGGCCAAGACTACTCAACCTTTAATATAATCGACTGTTCTACAAAGCCGTTTGAACAAGTTGCAACATTTAGAGATAATACATTATCGCCTATGTTATTTCCTGATATTATTTACAAATATGCTAAAACATATAATGAAGCATATGTTCTCGTAGAAAGTAATGATCAGGGTGCTGTAGTTTGTAATGGGCTATATTACGATTTAGAATACGAAAACATTTTTGTAGAATCTTCTATTAAGAGTAATGCTATCGGCGTTACCATGACGCGAAGAGTAAAGCGTATTGGTTGTTCTACCATTAAAGATTTAATTGAGCAGAAGAAACTGGTTGTATACGACGCAAACACGATTGTTGAAATGTCAACCTTTGTTTCGAAGGGTAGTTCATATCAAGCAATTGCGCCTAATCACGATGATCTAATGATGAATTTAGTTCTATTTGGTTGGTTTACTTCCACTGATGTATTTGAAAATTTAACAAATATAGACGTAAAGAATCTGCTATATAAGGAAAGATTGGCAGAGATTCAAGACGATATGTTGCCTTTTGGCTATATAGATAATGGCCAAAACCGTATAAATAGTGGTGAGAAAGGAGACGACGGCAACATCTGGTTTGAACAGGAGTGGAAGGGCTTCAAATGAAAAGACAACTAGTAAGAAAAATAATAGAAAAGCGTCATGCTAAAGAGCAGGAGACGTATGTTTTAAAGGAAGAAACTAAAAAATACAAGTTTGTATACCTATGGTATGACGATCCCGAAGATCCTGATGACCCAGAAAAGACTGCTAACGACTTTATTGAAGAAGGTAAAAATCTTGGACTTACTGGATTTAAAGTTGATGTGCAAGGTGCCTATTCTGATTTAGAAAATGGCGTAAGATATATTTACGATGGAATGTCAGAAAAGGAACGTAAATTTAAAATCGATGATAATACTCTCGTATTCGTACGAGCTCCGGTTACAAAAAGAAAGTCTTGGTCAGACTTCTTGACACAGCTGGAAAGGGCAGGTGTAGTATGTGTCAACACTCGCTCATGTATGGAAATTACATCGGACAAATATAGAACAAGCTTGTATCTTGCGGAGGCAGAATTACATCAGCCTAAAACAGTATTGGTCCACCATCAAGAAAAAGCAATTGATGCTATGGAAAGATTAGGCGGTAAATATCCAATTATACTTAAGACTCTTACAGGTTCACTCGGCATTGGTGTAATTAAAATAGATTCAGAAAGCTCTTTGCATTCTACGGTTCAGTTACTCCATAAGCTAGATCCAAATATGGGTATCCTATTGCAAACTATGATTAAAGATTTTACCTTTGATATTAGAGCACACGTTATTGGAGGTAAATTCCATGGAGCAATTAAAAGGCCTACAGTAAAGAAAGATTTTAGAACTAACGTATCTTTAGGCTCAAAACCAGCTCCAATAGAATTAACGGATTTAGAAATAGAACATGTAGAAAAAGCAGCAAAAGCTGTTGATGGATTATGGGTAGGTGTAGACATATTTCCCTCGAAAGATAGAAATAAAATTCCTCCAACATTTATTGAAATTAATTCTACGCCTGGAACAAGGGGCTATAGGAAAGCTACTGGAGAAAACCTACCTAAAGACGTATTGGAAAAATTTATGAATAGAGACATATGGCTTAAACCAGCAACTTATAAGTCGATGTTCAAAGACGAATAAAGTTAAGATCAGTTTATTTATAAATAAACAGGTGAACAATATTTCTTATTATGTGACATATTAACTAACTCAAATTTTAAGAGGATAAAGCGATGGCATTTCAAGTATCACCAGGCGTTCAAGTCAAGGAAATTGACGCGACGAGCGTAATACCTGCCGTATCCACTTCTATTGGTGGTTTCGCAGGTGCCTTTAATTGGGGCCCAGCTGAAGAAATTAAGCTCGTATCGTCTGAGGACGAGATGGCGGCGATTTTTTCTACCCCCGATGATAACACGGCAAAATACTTTTTAACTGCGGCATCATTTTTAAAGTATGGCAACGCATTAAAAGTAGTAAGAGTAGTACCCGCGGACGCGGAAAACGCATGTGTTGGTTCAACACCAGCACTTGTTAAAAATGACGAAGAGTACGAAAGCGCATCATTATCAAATGCGAATCAGGGCGAGTGGATTGCAAAATTCCCAGGTGCTCTAGGTAACTCATTAAAAGTAGAAGTTTGTACAGCAGGTGGCGGATTCAGTGGTTGGGCTTACGCTGGCCAGTTTGATGCTGCTCCAGACACTTCTGACTTTGCTACAAACAACGGTGCGACAAACGCTGATGACGAAATCCATATCGTCGTAGTTGATGAAGACGGTCACTTTACTGGCGAGCCAGGCAGTGTACTAGAAACTTTTGCATTCGCATCTCAAGCATCCGATGCTAAGGATTCTTCAGGTACTTCGTTGTACTATAAGAATGTAGTAAATAGCAGATCACAGTACATCGCATGGGCATCACACGATGATGAATTAACAGATGCTGGTAATAACGTATCTGGTCCAGGCGCTGATAGTGCATTTACAACTGTAGCTTCAGTAAAATCATACTCACTAATTGGTGGTTCAGACGGTGGTACAATTACTCCAGCTGTAGTCGCCCTTGGTTATGATTTATTCGAAGATGCTGAAACTGTAGACGTAAATCTACTATTTGCATGTCCAGATGACAATGGCTCTACAACAATTGCAGTTGATCTTCTTGACATCGCAGATGCTCGTAAAGATTGTGTTGCATTTATTTCGCCTCCGGTGGCAGATTCAACTGGTGGTTCACCATTAACAGACGTATTAGCATTTAATACTGCATTGGGTCGTTCAAGTTCATACGGCTTCTTAGATTCAAGTGCGGTTTATGTGTACGATAAGTATAACGACGTTTATCGTTATATCGGTGCTTCTGGTATCACTGCTGGTCTATGTGCTAACACTGATCAAGTAGCTGATGCATGGTTCTCACCAGCTGGTGTTAATCGTGGTCAATTACGTGGCGTAACCAAACTAGCATTTAACCCAAATAAAGCTCAAAGGGATTCACTATACAAAGCTGGCGTTAACCCACTTGTTTCGTTCCCCGGCGAAGGCACTATGCTATTCGGCGATAAAACAATGCTTAAGAGACCATCAGCGTTCGATAGAATTAACGTACGTCGATTGTTCATTACATTGGAAAAAGCAATTAGTACTGCTGCTAAAGCACAATTGTTTGAATTTAACGACGAATTTACTCGTGCACAATTTAGAAATATGATCGAGCCATTCATGCGTGATGTTAAAGGTCGTCGAGGCGTAACCGATTTCTTGGTCGTCTGTGATGACACTAACAATACTGGTCAAGTAATTGATACTAACAGTTTTGTTGCTGACATCTACATCAAACCTGCTCGTTCTATTAACTTTATTACACTAAACTTCATTGCAACAAGAACTGGTGTTGACTTCTCTGAAGTCGCCGGCGGTTAATAGGAGGAAACAATGGCTATTTTAGGCGTAGACGATTTTAAATCAAAGTTGACTGGCGGTGGCGCTAGATCCAACATGTTTAAAGTCACATGTAACTTCCCTGGCTATGCTCAGGGTGATGTTGAATTGACTTCTTTCCTATGTAAAGCTGCTCAATTACCAGCATCGATTATTAATCCTGTAGAAGTTAACTTCCGTGGTCGTAAACTTCAAATGGCTGGTGACAGAACATTTGAACCATGGACTATTACAGTGATAAACGACGTTGATTTTGTTGTACGTGATTCCTTCGAACGATGGAGTAACGGTATTAACCAACATGTTGATGGTCGTGGATTAGCTAATCCAACCGAGTACATGGCTGACATGATTGTTGAACAACTCAACAAGAATGGCGATCCTGTAAAACGATATGATTTCCGTGGCACATTCCCAACCAATATTTCTGAAATTGAGTTGAGCTATGACAACGAAAACCAAATCGAAGAGTTTACAGTTGAGCTACAAGTTCAGTACTGGGAGTCGAATACTACTTCGTAGTAGGCGTATAAATACTATTTGACGAGGGGGAATTGTTCCCCCTCTGATAATATTATAGGAAAAAACTATGGCAGAATTTTTTGGATTCGAGATAAAGCGTAAAAGCGGAGAGGAGCCAATCAGACCATCATTTGTTCCAAATACAGATGAAGATGGTGCTGGTGTCATTAGGGCCGGTGGCCACTTCGGAGCTTATATCGATCTTGATGGTGACAAAGCTAAAGATGATGCTGATCTTATTTTAAAATATCGCGATATTGCAACGCAGCCAGAGTGTGATGCGGCAATTGAGGATATTATTAATGATGCTATTGTCGGTGATCATGATGATGCACCTATAAGAATTGTATTGGACGAAGTTGAAACATCTGATTCAATTAAAGAGGCTGTAACTGAAGAGTTTGAGAATATACTAAGATTGTTGAACTTTAACTCGTATGCACACGATATATTTAAGCGTTGGTATGTTGATGGACGCTTACCTTATCATATCATTATCGATAAAGATAAATCGAAGGCTGGGATTAGAGAACTAAGATACATTGATCCTACTAAATTGCGTAAAGTAAAAGAAGTAGAAGAAGAGAAAGATCCTAAAACTGGAGCAACAGTTGTAACTGGTCAAAAGGAGTATTTTTTATTCCAAGATGACAGAATGAATACTAATGGTGAAGCACTTAAAATTCACCCCGACTCAGTTGCATATTGTACATCTGGCATGTTAGATCCTTCTCGTAAACGAATTTTAAGTTATTTGCAAAAGGCGCTGAAGCCAGTTAACCAATTGCGAATGATGGAAGACTCATTGGTTATCTACAGAATTAGTAGAGCACCAGAACGTAGAATCTTTTATATTGACGTTGGTAACTTACCTAAAGGTAAAGCCGAAGAATATTTGAAAAACATTATGGGCCAGTATAGAAACAAAATGGTTTATGATGCAAATACTGGTAATGTAAAAGATACTAAAAAGCATATGTCAATGCTAGAGGATTTCTTCCTACCACGAAGAGAAGGTGGTCGAGGAACAGAAATAACTACGTTGCCAGGCGGTGAAAATCTTGGACAGATAGATGATATTCTATATTTCCAGAAAAAGCTTTATAAGTCGTTGAATGTTCCAGTACAGCGATTAGAGCAGGAAGCTCAGTTTAGTTTAGGTAGATCTACTGAGATATCTAGAGACGAGGTTAAATTTAAGAAGTTTATTGATCGTTTGAGAAAACGCTTTAGCGATCTATTCATGCAACTACTTAAAACACAGCTTATCCTTAAAGGTATTATCACTAGAGATGATTGGCATAATTGGAAGTCTTCTATTACTTTCGACTTTATTGAAGATAACCATTTTGCAGAATTAAAAGAAGCTGAAATCTGGAGAGAAAGGTTTGAAATGTTATCTACTGTCGACGAATATGTTGGTAAGTATGTATCATATGAGTGGATCAGAAAGCATGTACTCAAGCAGACTGATGAAGATATTAAAGATCTTAAGCAACAAATTGAAGACGAAGTTAAAAGTGGAGAAATAGAAGTCGACGACGAGGAATTCTAAGCTTGACATCTATTTTTTTATAAATATATAAACGAGGTATAAAAATGTCTATAGAACAAATGATTAGTGATTTGAAAGGTGGCGACAATGTTAGTGCTACCAAAAATTTTAACAGTGCAATGGCTGATAAGCTAACCGCAGCTCTAGATGCAAAGAAGATTGAAGTAGCTTCTACATTGCAAGATAGAGCTCAACCCGAATCACAAGAGGAAGAATAGTGATTACCTTTACGGATCTACAAGAAAAACTAAAACTGCAACGCGGAGAAAAGGTTGTAAAGCAATTTAAATCTCCGAAGCGTAAAAAAGAAATAGCTATCACCGATTTTGGTGGAAAGGGCTTTATGCTTTACTACGACGGCACAGCAGTAGATGATTCTGTGTATGATTCTGTAAAGGATGCGGAAGCTTCAGCTAAACAATTAATGAAAATGCTGGAGAGATAAAATGAAACTAATTGCAGAATATATTGATAGCGATTTACAAGTTATCGAAGAAAAAGTTGGTGGCAAAAAGTCACTAGCTATTGAAGGTGTTTTCATGCAAGCCGATTCTAAAAATAGAAATGGCCGCATATATGATAAGACTATCTTAGAAAATGCCGTTAACAAATATATTAAAGAACAAGTAAAGACTGGTAGAGCGGTAGGTGAATTGAATCACCCTGATGGACCGACTATCAATCTTGACAAAGTTTCACATAAGATTACTGAACTCCGTTGGGACGGAAGTAATGTTATAGGAAAAGCATCAATCTTACAAACTCCAATGGGAAAAATTGTAGAAGGTTTACTAGAAGGGGGTGTTAAGCTTGGTGTATCAAGTCGTGGTATGGGAAGCCTTGTGCAGAAGAATGGAGCTCAACACGTTGGCAAAGATTTTATGCTAGCAACTGTTGACATTGTTCAAGATCCTTCTGCTCCTGAAGCCTTTGTAAATGGCATCATGGAAGGAGTAGACTGGGTATGGAATAATGGAGTTCTAGTCGCACAAGATATTGAATCAATTGAGACTGAAATTAAAGAAGCTAGAAACATGGCAGCCCCTGAGGTTGAAATGCGAGCATTCAAGAATTTCCTCTCTAAATTAAACTCTAAAATATAGGAGACTGTTATGTCAATCGACAACGAAAAACTGGAAGAGGCAGTCGAAGATGTAGCTACTGAAGAGCAAATTCAAGAAGAGACTGAAGAGCTCGTTGAAAATGAGAATTTAGACGAGGCAGAAGTTGAGCTAGAAGAAGCTAAAAAAGTTGAGGAAGAAGACGAAGACGAAGAAGAAGTCGAGGAAGAAGACGAAGACGAAGAAGAAACCGTTGAGTCTGTCCAGATTCCAAAAACTAAGGCTGGTGTAATCCAGGCTGCAGTAGAGATGTTGAAGAAAGCCCGTAAAGAAGATGCACAGAAATTATTTGCTAAAATGACTAAGATTGATGAAACTTCGGAAGAAGATTCTATCAAATCAGTTGATGACGCAATAAAAGGTAAAAAAGCTAAGAAGGCTAAAGTTGAATCAGTAGATTTTGAAGAAGATCTCGACGCTTTGGTTGCAGAAGAAGCTACTCTTTCTGAAGATTTCCGAGGAAAGGCTGGAGCTATCTTTGAAGCTGTATTGACTTCTAAGCTTGCTCACGAAGTAGAGCGCCTTGAAGCTGAGTACGTGCAAAATCTGGAAGAAGAAGTTTCAGAAATTCAAACTTCACTTGTTGATAAAGTAGATTCTTACATGAACTATGTAGTTGAAACTTGGATGCAAGACAATGAAGTTGCAGTTGAAACAGGTCTACGTACCGAAATCGCTGAAGAATTTATGACTTCTCTACAAAAAGTATTTGTAGAACACTACATTGATGTTCCTGAAAGTAAAGTAGACTTGGTAGATGAACTATCTGAGCAAGTTGCTGAACTCGAAGAGAGCCTCAATAAATCAACAGAAGATAATATTCAATTACATGAGTCTGTACAGGATTTCCAACGTGCAGCAATTGTAACTGAACACGCTTCTGACTTAGCTACTACTGAAGCTGAAAAGCTTTCTTCTCTAGTCGAAGATATCGATTTTGATGACGCTGAAACTTTCGAAATGAAAGTAAAAGTTGTTAAAGAATCATACTTTAAAGGTGAAGCTGCTGACTCAGTCGACGAAGCTGATAGCTTACTTGGTGCTGGTACTCAATCCGTTGATGTAACCGACACTATGGCTAGATATACTCAAGCAATTAACAAATTAAATAAGTAAACATATTACCTAAAGGGGAATTTAAAAATGTTTCAAGCTGATCAAAATCTAATGGAGAAGTGGAGCCCAGTACTAAAAGCTGAAGGCGCTACTCCCATCGAAGACAATTATAAAGCGGGCGTAACTGCTCGTCTTTTGGAAAACCAAGAACAAGCAATGCGTCAAAGCGCTGCTGCTTACAGAGGCAACTTCATCGCGGAAGACACTACTGATGCTTCTGCTGGCGTTGGTACTGTAGACAGTGCAATCGATCCTGTACTTATCGGATTGGTACGTCGCGCAATGCCTAACCTTATCGCTTATGATATCGCTGGCGTACAGCCAATGACTGGTCCTACTGGCCTTATCTTCGCGATGAAATCACGTTACAATGCTGCTGACGGCGGTGTAATCGCTACTAGTGACACTGAAGCTCTATTCAACGAAGCTGATACTGAGTTCTCAGGCGTAGGCAATGGGTCTGAACTTAAGGGTAGCGATCCATTCGCTGGCGATACTGCTACTGTAGGCGGTGCTGCTGCTGATGTAGACGACGATGATGCTGTTGACGACTACACTCCAGGCGCTGGTATGGCTACAAGTGCTGCTGAAGCTCTTAGTGGTACTGGATTTGGCGAAATGGGCTTTACCATTGAGCGTACTTCAGTAACTGCTAAGTCTCGTGCACTAAAAGCTGAATACACTATGGAATTGGCTCAAGACCTTAAAGCTGTACACGGTCTAGACGCTGAGTCTGAGTTGGCTAACATTCTTTCTTCAGAAATCTTGGCTGAAATCAACCGTGAAGTTGTTCGTACTGTTAACCTAAGTGCTAAAGTACGTACAGGCGGTAATACTTTCGACCTTGATTCTTCAGACGGTCGTTGGTTGACTGAAAAAGCTAAGTCACTTCTTATGGAAATCGAAAAGCAAGCTAACTCAATTGCTATCGCAACTCGTCGTG